CTGCTGGGCTGCCAAATTGACGCCCTGCTGCTGTTGGGCTGCCCCAAGAGCCTGCGTATAGTTGGCTTGATAGAGCGGGGAGATCGCCTGAGACGCCGCAAGAGCCTGTTGCCCTTGAAGCTGTGCCTGCTGCAATCCCGCACGTTCGCCACCGAATGCACCGGCCTGAATGGCTTGAGCCTGTTGAGCTGCGTTCTGCTGGCCGAATTGCTGACCCAAAGCGGCTTGTGTCGCATTGACGACGCTTTGAGTATAGGGGTTCATGTACTGGCCGACGTTCAGCCCGCCCGGATTGACAGGCATCGCAGCGCCAAGAGCCGCGCCAGTCGCGCCACCCAAATATTGCTGACCTTGTTGCTGAGCCTGACCGAGCTGGCCGGTGGCCGCACCATAATAGGGCTGAGCTGCCTGTGAAGCGGCAGTTGTCGCATCAATACCGGCTTGTTGGGTCTGATTGATGGGTGCGACAAATTCGCCCGTGTACGCCTGATAGGGAGTAGAAGCGACTTGTTCCGCTTGAGCGTTGACAGAATTGTATCGTGCCAACACTTCGGGTGGAATTTGTGTCGATTGGACTGTAGTCCCGCCGCCTTTGCCGCCGCCACCACCCATACCAACTACTCCGCTGCTTCTCGCACAGAACCAGTGCGAGCATTATAGAGGAAAAATGCGCCAGTTGGCTTCCCGAATTGGCGTTCGTACAACCGGACTTTTGCCTCAGTGCGGTGGTTGGAAAGCACCCCAATCAACAATGGTACTTCTAACACTTCTGACGCCCTTTTGGCAAACTCGCATAACCGTCTTGCCCTGCCACCTTTGGCATTTCTGAACTCTGGCAAAATGAAGATACCGCGTTCCTCCAAGATCGTATCATCAGAATACCATGTATCCGTGATCCGTAGAAGTATCGCGCCTTCAATTTGTCCGGGCTCCCCAATGACGCCGATCAGTCCATTATCGTGATTCGCGCCAGCCCAAAGCTCGCGTAACAGCTTGATTTTGTTGGGTTTTACAAACCCGTTGTCATCGCAAGCTTTGAGCGAGACCTCCATAAGCTCATGAATGTCTTCCGGTTGTGCTAGGCGTACATCAAGGTCATCAAACATGGACATTCCCCTTCTAGTCCGTGTCAATTAGTCTTAGGTCCGGGTAATTTCTTCAGGGTATCAATGAGCTTTTTCCTCATAGTGTTCACAAAGGAGTCCAGCTCAGTATGCCCTACTTTCATATCCCCATTCCCAATGGCGGTAACAACCTCTGGAGGTATGACATATTCGCCTCCAGCGGCAACGATTGGCACCTGTTGTTCGGTGCCGCGACCCCCACCAGCACGAGCTTGAGGGGAATTTCCATATTGCTTCAGAACAGTATCAAGAACCCTGAAGCCTGCCATCGTATTGCCTTCGCCCATTGACGAGACAATATCTGCCGGAATGACATACGAGCCAGAAGGAACGTGCATTGGAAGGTGATCGGTCCTGCCTGCGACTGGGCTATGGATTGCGCCGACATGCGATTGAGGGGCGACAATTTGACCGCCATCTGCCCGTTTGGCGCGTGAAACATGCCGAGCTGTGTTCAGGGCAATGGCAATTGCCTGCTTCTGAGGGCGACCGCTATGAACCAGCTCACTTATGTTGGAGCTGACAGTAGCTTTGCTTTTACCTTTTTTGAGCGGCATAATTTACCCCGGCGAATAGGTTATGTTGACCGACTGCCCTGTTCCGGGAACAACAACGAGCCCAGTACTATAGGCCTGCCCTGCCTTATAAATTCCCGTAGCGTCTGGTATGACACATAGAGCATTTGACGCGGCGGCTCCGCCAGTCGTTGAGGCGTTGTATATAGTTCCAACCGAACTTCCAGCTACAACCACTGAAAAGTTAACAAGATAACCCGATCCAGTTATGATCACCGTTGATGATGTGACAGTAGAGGAAGTCTGGGTTCCAAGGGATTTTTGGTTGGTCTGAGCGACATTGTTTATGGCAACAACGCCGTTCTTTTGAGCTGTCAAAAGGTCTGAAAGACTAGCTGTCATCAGTATCTTCCATCGGCTTGAATGCGATAACGGATGTTGCCAAGCCGCCAGAATGACCCGATGTCATTGCTCTCGACCTTAATTGACACAAGCCTACCGCGAAATCTAGGCGTTATATAGGTGGTAGATTGTGTCAATGTGAACGGACCATATGCAGTAGGTGTCTGTCCAGCAAAGTCGGTGGCGTAGAACGTCAGCAAGATATTGGCACCTTGCGTCCCTCCATAATAGCCCCACTTCATATCGGGCCATACTTCGTCGATGAATGATTTTACGTCAGCCTCAGACAAGGTGAAGTAGCCAGTCTGGAAATATGAGTCCATCGCAACGCCGTCAGCGTCAGTGGAGGTCTCATGTTGATAGATGTACTGATTCAGGGCCGTGCCAATCGGCGGGCCAAGAACGGATTGATTGATCCATGCCGTGCGGGAAACATAAGGGTTGGTCGATGAATTGAACCCGTAATCCCATTGATTGAGAATGAAATTGTATTTCACGTATCCATAGTTCTCTCCACCATTACCAACAGTGGGGAAGAACCATGAAATTTCACCAAAGCGAGAGTTTGGCGCGATCCTAATCCGATCCAGATTGCTCGTGTCCAAGTCTTGGAAAACCACATCCCAGATCGGGCAGGGAATAGGAGAAACGCCACTGCCAGATAGCATGAAAAACTGGCTCTGGCTCATCCAGTAGACAGTTCCATTGACGGAAGCCGCAGCTTTGCGACCGATTAGGCCGCATCCCGTGCCAAGTTCGTTGAACTGATAGACATAGGGGGGGCCGGAATATTGCATCGCCCATAGCCCAAGATCGGTCCAGATCAGGCCCTGTTGCGGTCCTTGAATGCACTCAACGATCTTCGACCCTTTAGGGATACGATACGACCCGGCTTGATTGGTAATCAAGGCGATCCATTGATTGTAATTCTCGACATCACTCCAGCGGATCAGAAGAGGGTCTTGAATGCCATTATAGGTGCTACCCCATGCCACAATTTGACGCTGTGGCATTGCCACAAACATGCCAGCATTTGCCGTAGGTGCATTTGGTATAACTGCTGCTACCGATTGCCCAGAGTTGGGGGTCCATTGATAGATCGGGCCATTGAGCGGATTGGAGATAAGGACGCCACCCCAATTATCTAATGTCCAATCAACCGCATTGATGGGTGTTCCGGGACTGATTGTTGGTGTCGCGCCAGTACCGTATCCACCTATGCCATAGGGGCCAATGCCATACCCCGTACCAAGCGGAAGAGGGCCTACGCCTTTATAATAGACGAAGTGGGCCTGCCCGCCGTTCTCATATCCGGTGGCCGTAGATGTAGCTAAGTTATTGTTAATGATGGTAAAATTGTTCACGTCAATGACGGACTCAATGATGTACCCACCATAGATCGTAATGCCGCCAACAGTCGTAGCGACTAAGGCAGGATAGATGTCTTCAACCACATACCCATGATCAGGAAGCGTAACCGTAACAACTCCCGATCCAGATGTCGTAGAATATTCCGCAGTGATCCCGCTATTGGTGACAGTTGTCGCGGCTAGTTGCGGATTTCCAAGAGCATCAACCGCATAGATCGTGTATTGGTTTGTCAAATTGGCCGGGTTGTAGCACTCGTACAACCCGAACAAGACAAGCCCATCGACGCTGATAGGTGTCTGAATATCTACAGAGTCGTAATTGCTAATGTTTCGGCCCGTGTCCGTGATGACAACCGCATTGCTGCCAGCGGTCGTAGAAAAGCTCACAGCGACATTGACGGTAAGTGTCTTTGGCGTGATGTCGCTTGCGCCACCAGACAAAATGATCTGCAACGCGCCGCCGCCACCAGCAGGAACGCCATCAGCACCCACACCAAGATAGGAATTGGCGCTTGTATCTTCCCATGCCAACAAAGCTCTTGCAGTGGAGCCGATCTGGCCCATGAAGAACTTCGTCCACCCTCCGAGCTTTTGCACAAGACCGCCAAGCGTCCGATCAGGGATGAACCTAACAAGCTGGCTTTGTGAGATAGCGGCTTCGTTCAAGGCTGGTGTCTTGTTAACGTCAACGCCGGGAATGAGCTTGAGGGCTTGGTGGGCCATATCTTAGCCCCTTGTCGGCGTTGAGACGGGAGACATAGACATTGGCGACCAAGCCGCGCCTTCCATCTTCTTGCGATATTCTTCGCCCATCGCGCCCTTCAAGAGGGATTGATATTGGCTCTCGTAGGTGACTGCCATCTGAGGATCGTCGTTGGCGCGTCCAAAGTTGCGCTGATACCCGCTGATGTAGATCATAGACGCCATGATCAGCAAGTCAGGAAGATACAGGCTGATGAAGGTTGTCTCATTCGTAGCAGACAAACTGTCTGGACGATAAGTGCCAACGATTTCAACCGTGTAGCTCGCGTCTGGATACGGGCCAACGATGAAGTTCCAGTTTGTCGCGCTACCCATGAACGGCGCAAAATAGATCGGCTGAGCGGTAGAGGACGATGATCCGCATACAGCGTCAATGTACTCTCTGGTCGTCGCCAAGAGCGGCACCCTTGTGCCAGCATTGGGATCAGACGTGCCAGACGGCGTGATCAAGTTGATCTGCTCCGGCACAACGAACACGCTTGTAGGAACCGTAATGGTTCTTGTCCCAGCCGTCAGGGTGTAGGACGTGCTGGAAATAGACGTGAACAGGAAGTCCAAATCACGATAGATGCGGTTCTCCGCATAGGTGATCATCTGAGGAAGAATTGTCAGATAATTGCTATCAGTAGGCGAAACGACAGCCATGGTTGCGATTTGCAGAACATAGCTACTCGTTCCGGTTACTGAACCATCGTAACTCAAGCCAACCGTCATTTAACAACTCCTCCAAAAGAGATGCGTCTCACCAATTGGCAGACTATTACCTTTAGACCGATTTTCATATTGAGATATGACTTGCAAATTCCAAGGCACATGCAAACCACTAAATCCATTCCCGCGTAAGGGATGGATATGATCCACCTCATAAAAGGTGCCAGTCTGCATAGTTCTTGCTACTGCTATATCATACATTTCTTGTATTTGAGCTTTATGAATTGCGGTGAGCCATATTGGTGTTGCATGTAGTTCTGATGCCCTGCGCGTTGCATCTTTCCTATTCAATTGAGCCCGATTTTTTTTTGCCCATTTAGAAGAAGATGCAGCTTGCCGTTCCGGGTTATTTTTTACCCAATCGCGTTTATGCTGGTCAAAGCGATTTTTGTTAGCTGCATAATAAGCTGTATAACTTTCTCTCTTGCATTCTTTGCACTGCCCGCGAAGAGTTCCGTAGTCGCGCCTAATTTGAAAAGCATTCAAATCTTTAATCTCTTTGCAAGTAATACATCTTTTTTGCCCATCAATAAGCGTCTCTCTTTTTTTGGGGTTCAAATGACAACTTTTGCAATCAGCCCGCAATCCGTTTTTACCCCGAGCGTTCTTGCGGTATTCTGAAAGTGCTTTCAGTTCCCTGCATTTCGAACACTGCTTTAGGCCGGTTGTCATGGAAAAAGCTCCGCTTTACCGGCACCATATCACCTATTTGGCACCGTTGCACCATCCATCACGGCGGGCATTGTTCTGCTTAACCTCTATGATCGTGCCAGTCGTGTCTTTTTCGGACCAAGAAACGTCCTTCCAGACCGTACAGACAGTCTCATTTGTCGCGAGTGTAAGCGTCGGGCTTGCGCACCCCATCAGCGGAGACATCAATAGCATCGCCAGCATTAATCGCATTTTCGGTCCTCCTGAGAACATCTTCGGTAGCCCTTACTTCGACTTCAGCGACAGCATCTGATTTGATTTTCAGATACGCGCCAAACAAGACTGACAAGACCACAGCGGCAATGGCGGCATAGCGGCCAAGGGGAGTGAATAGAAGGCTAAACACCGTGCTCCTCCATGTGTTGCTTGCGGAACCACCAAATCGCCCCACCAAGGCCAACAATCGCCAGCATGATGAGGAAGTTGGTATTGCCGAGTAGGCCCATAATCTGGCTGGCAGTGTCGGACGCATCTTGAGCCTGCGCTGCAACTTGCTTGGCGACACCAAGCCCACCGAGACCGGCAGTGACAATAGCGGCATTGCCCTGACTGCTAGTTGCCATTGAGGGAACCGGAACCTCATCAGGGGTCAGGCGCTGCTCCTGATCATCAGCTTCGGCCACTTCCGCAGCAGCAGCCGCCGTCATTGGGACCATTTCATGAGCAAGCCACCATGCGCTTTCTGCCTGACGGCGGCGAACAAGGCCGGGCAAGACCTTCCCGCCACCTTTGGTCCACTTCATTAGTTCGGCTGGCACAGCGTCAAACTGCCCGGCATTGACCTTCTTGAGGAGAGTGGACGACTTGAGGTTGCCGACGCCTGCATTGTAAGCGAAGTCAACCAGCACATCGAACTGATGCTGGGTCAGCGACTGCTCTACCATATT